TATCTTCTTCAAAATTATAATCCATTAAATTATTTATTATTTCTTTATTATTTATATTATCTTTATTTTTATTTAATTTTTCTTTATTATCTTTATTTTTATTTATTATTTTCTTATTTTTTTTTTCAGATTTTATAGAAATAAATTCTAAATCACTATTATTAATTTCATTTTTATATTTTTTTTTATTTCTTTTAATTGTCTCTTCTTTATTTTTATTAATATCTTCTATACATTCTTGACTCATTTCTTCAGTTTCTATAATTATTTCTTTCTTCTTATTTTTACCTTTACTATTATTACTTTTACTATTATTACTTTTATTACTTTTATTACTATTATTACTATTATTACTTTTATTACTATTATTATATATTTGTTTTATTACACAATTATTCATTTAACAAATTAAATAAATAAATATTTAAACGATATTAAATTTTTCATCTAACCATTTATTTCTATTATTTCCATTTTTAAGATCTTTATGTTGGTCTTTAAAAGCATTTAATATATCATTTTTTGTTTTGTCTCTTTCATTTTCAATTCTATTTATTTCTTTATTTTGATCTTTTTCATTAATTTTACCATTTTCAGGAGCTGTGTAAATTTGAAAATCACTTCCTGGTTCTAAAAATGATTTTGGCATTGGATTATCACATTGTAAATAAGCATAATCATCTGAAAAACCTGTCATTTCATTTTTAACAAATCCAAAGTATTGATCATTAATTTGTCTAACTTTAGGAGTATTTTGATTATTTTGATTATTTTGATTATTTTGATTATTTTGATTATTTTGATTATTTTGATTATTTTGATTATTTTGATTATTTTGATTATTTCTTTTAATAATATTATTTTTTGGAATATATTTATCATTTTGAAGATTATTAGGATTATTAGGATTATTATTAAAAACTCCTACTCCTTGAATAATTGTTTGATTATTTTGATATGTTGGAGTTGTATTTTGTTGTGATTGAAGAATATTTCTTAACCAATCTAAACATTCTTCTTTTTCATATTTTACTTGTTGTTTTCTTAATAAAATAGTTGGAGTACATCTTAATCCTATTTTTTTATAACGAGGTATTTGTCCATCAATACATTCAAGAGAAAAATATTTTAATACGCCTGTTTTATTGGCAAGTGTCATAAATTTTATACTTAGTTCACAATCTGTTTTATAAAATAGAACATTATCTCTTTGAGTCATTGTATTATATATAAGTTATATTATATTAGAATAATTTAAACTTTTGTAATTAAAAAAAAATGAAAATAAAAATATAATTGTTAATAATATATTATATGTCTGATATTGATATTAAAATTGACAAAATAATTTTTAGTAAAAATAAATTTGATGATACTAAACTATTATTAAATGTTTATGGTAAAGATGTAAATAACTATATATTAAATTCTCTAAGAAAAGTATGTACAGACCAAGTTGCAAATTATGTATTTGATCCAAGTTATATAAATATATTAAGAAATAGTTCTGATCGTGATAACACAAAATTATCATTAGGTTTATCACAATTAGTAATTCCAAATATAAAATTTGATAATAAATATATTCCAAAAGAATTTTATAATAATATTGAAGAATTTCCTGAAGAAAAAATTAACATAGAATATTATTTAAAAAAGAAAAATACTGAACCTGAATCTATAGAAACTGTTGATACAAATGATTTAATAATATCAATAAATGATGAAAGAATTCCTGTAGAACAAATTTATAATAAAAATATGCCTCATTCATTATGTAAATTAAAATATAATCAAGAAATTGAATTATCAATGAAATGTAAATTAGGAAATGGAGAAATTAATGGAATATATAATTCAGCTCATGTTTATTTTGTAGACTTATATACAATAAAAGAAGAGTTAAAAAAAACAAATGAATTAATTGATATAGTAAATAAAGAGAAATTATCTTCAAAAAAACTATCAAAAATAAATCCAGATTCTCCCACAACAAATTATTTATTAACTATTGTTTCATCTGGACAATTAAATGAAATTGAAATATTAAAAAGGGGAATTGAACTAATTATTATTAAATCAGAGATGATTAAAAAAGATATTAATGAAAGTTATGCTTTAGAAATAGGAGATAGTACAAAAATAACTTTTGATTTTGAGAATGAAGATTTTACATGTATTGGTCAATTAAATTATTTATTACAAGAAGATAAAGATGTTATTTATTCTGGAGCAAGTAAGCCTAATTTATTAGAAAAGAGAATTAATTTAGTTTTAACTGTTAAAGAAGGAAAAAATATTGTTGAAATATTAAATAGAAATATTGATAAATCTATTCAATATTATAAAAAAATCTTAAAATTAGTAAATGAAATTATTTAATTAAAATAATAGAAAAACAAAATAGAAAAACAAAATAGAAAAACAAAATTTTAAATATTAAATTTTATATTTTTATAATAATTAATTTTGTAACATAAAGTTAATTTATTTTTATTTTTATTTATTATATTAATATTATTAATATCATAGATGTTATCAATATTATAATATATATTAATAAATAAATAATTAATTCAAGTTTTTATATAAAATTATATTATGAATCTATTTTATAATTAATGTATGTATCTGAAGTAGATAATTTATTAGAAGAAACAATTGACAAAATAATGGTGAATTGGATTTATGAAAACAAATTAAAAAATTTAATGAGTTTTAAGAGTATTGTAAGTGAAATTAATATTGTAAAAAATCAAAAAAAAATAAATGAAACTTTGAGTGAAATTATATATAGTATTGATGAAGAAAAATTTAAAAGTTTTGTTTCAAAAGAAGATAATCTCTATTTTATTAAAAATACTCTTATAAAATATTTACTTTATTATATTTTTATTATGATAGGATTAAATTATGTTGGTTCTGAAAAAGATTTTATTACAAATCTTATAGATTTCACAAGAGAACAAATTAATTATCCTATTAAAGTTGAAGGATTTTTTCTCCCAGAATCAAATAATAATATTATTAAGTATACAAAACTTATTAAAGAATTTACTGAATATTTACAAATTTCTGAACAAAAAAAGTCTAAAGAAGAAGATAAATTTTCAAAAAATTTAAAAGAATTTATTAATGAAATTGGAGAAGATAAAATAAAAAGTTTTAAAGAAATTATTCAAGATAAAAATAATAAAATTATTTATCAACACAATATGGTAAAACTTATGATTTTTATGTATATTTATACAAATGAAGAAAAAAAAGAATTATTTAATGTAATTGAAGAAAATGAATTACCAACAGGTGAGTATATGTTTATTGATATTGTTGTACCAAAAGATAGTTTTACTGATATTTCTGTTGTTGAATCAATTTTATCACCTAAAGAAATTAAAACAAGTCTTTTAGAAATAATTTATAATTTAATAAATACAAATTATGATGAAGAAATCATTAAAAAAAGAGATTATTTTCTTAATTTTGATGCAAAAATTCAAGAATTATTTAATACAGAATATATTATTCCTATTGTTGATGATTTTTTACTGTATCATAAAAATAATGAAAAATATGATGATATTGAAAAAGTTAATAAAAAAAAAGAAGATACTAAAATTAAATTTATTGTAAATAAAATAAATTTAGTAAGAGAATATTATAAAAATAAAAAAGATATTGAGAAAAAATTTTATCAACCGATGAAAAGTAAAAATATTGTTCTTGTGAATGAATTAGAAAATATTAAAATTCTTCAAAAGTTAAAAAAGATTATTAATGTTAATGACGAAAATTTAGTTTTAACAAATGATTTAAATAAATTTAGAAAATATCCTTACATTAGTTTTATTGATATTGAAAAAAATGGTTTTTGTTTTAAAAGTGATAAAACTTTAGAATGTATTCGTTTATCATCATTTACACAAAAAAATAAAAATATTCCTTTACAAACAAGAATTATGTCAGAAGATTCATTTGTTAATATTGTTGGATTTGCTATGTTAAATAAAAAAGATTATCTTAATTGTACAAAAACTTGTTATTTTAAAGATATTTATTCAGTTACAAATAATCCTATTGAATATATTAATAAAACATTATTAAATAAAATTAATAATAATTTTTTAAATCAAAAAGATGAGTCAAAAGGTGTATATTGGATATTTGATTCAGAAAAAGATAATTATAGTGTTCCTCAATATGATATGACTTCATCTACTTCTCAAAATGAAAATATAAAAATGATGACAACATATTTTTATGATAAAATGTTAATAGATTTATTAGAAAAATTTGGTTCTGTTGTAGAGAAAAATAAAGATATAAATTACTATTTTGATTTACTTGGTAATATAATTAATAAAAATCCAAATATTAAAAATGATCAATACATGAATTCTTATGATCAATTACTTTATGAAATATATTTTAAATTATCTAACACTCCATTAGATACTTATGATAAAAATGAAGATATATTTTTTGGAATGTTTGGAGATGTTATTAAACTTCCTAAAAGAGAAAGAAAAAAAATTCACGGATCAAAAATAATTAATATTAAAACTGATTATCCTTATTCTAAAAGTATTGAAGAAACTTATAAAAATGAATACAGAGATTTAGTTAATATTGAATTTGAAGAAGAAGATAATAAAAATAATAAATCAATATTAAGTTCTACTACTATTTGTCAACATTTTATTCATTGGAATAATTTACTTAAATTAGAAAAAGAAAATAAAACAGATTATACAAATCTTGTTTATGAATTTGGACAACAATATGTTAAAGTTAATGCTAATATGGAATACTTATGTAAAAGTTGTAATGCTCCTCTTGATATTAAAAAATTTATAATAGATGGTTCTTTTGATTCTCAAACACAATTTTTTGTTACTAATTCTTTAGAAGTTAACGTTAATATTGAAGAATTACAAGAATATGAAAAATATAAAACAGCTATTAGAAGTATTGATAAAATTATTGAAAGATTTGCTAATATTTTTAATATTGCAAATATTATGGGTATTACTTATAGTGCAAGAAAAACTAGAAGAACTGTTGTTAAAGATGTAGTAGATTTAGTTATTAATAATAATTCTTATTTAGAAAAAATTAAATATTTAGGTAAACGTGATACTATCACAAGTAAATTAAATATAGATAAACCAACTAACTTTTTTATATTTAGTCTTGATAATAATATTTTTATTTATTCTTCAAAAGACAAGGATTATATGAAAATATTAAAATACAATAATGTTATTTGTTATATATTAATTGTTATGATGTTAGAAATGAATGATTCTCAAATATTAAATTTAAATTATGATCAAATATGTAATTATTCTATTTACAAAAAGGTTCAAAATATTTTATTTGGTGATTCTCAAATTATTGTTGATAAAGAAGGTAATTTAGAACCAATTAAAAATTATCCAAATTTATGTTATATAATTTTTATGTTTTCCTGTTTAATTACTAAATATAATTTATGGGGTGATCCTCATGAAACAGATACAAATGTTAAAAAGTTTAATCCTACAAAACAAAAAACTATAATTAATACTTTAATTGAAATTCTTTATACAATAAATACTGCTGATGTTGAAGAAATGAAAAAGAATAGAATATATTTATATGAAATATTACAAAACAAATATTATTTAAGAATGGAAATGTTTAAAAGTACAAAATTAACAAGTATTCTTGATAAAATGTTTTTACAAGATTTTAATTCAAAAAAAGATAAAAATATTTCAGATGAATCAAATAAATTTGATATTTCTCCATCATTAAAAACAGAATTTGTCTTTGATAATTTATATAAAGAAAAAATTAAATATCCTGATAAAAGAGATAAATATCCAAAGTTTATAAATAATTTAGATTTTTTAAGAAATTTATCAAATTTGACAAATTGTTATGATGGTAGATTTCATGATTATATTTGGGATAAAGAGAAAGTTCAATATATTTGTAAATTATGTGGTAAAGTGGGAAATATTAAAAATTATGAAGAAAAATCTTTAAAACAAATTAATAGAAAAGTTGTTATTAGATATTTAAATGAATTATTAGAAAAATATTGTAAAAGTGGAGAATTACATCAATTTATATATAATTTCAAAACTGATAAAAGTGTATGTAAAAAATGTAATTTTGTATTTGGTGATAAAGTAAGTATGAGTGAAGAAGATTTATTTAAAACTTTTAATAAAATAAATAATAAATTGATTGAAGCAGGATTAAAAATTAATAAAGAAATTGAAAAATCAAAACAAGAATTTAAAAAATTTACTGGAGAAATTAGAGATGTTCTTGGAAAAGTTGTTGGAAAGTTTGATAAAAATTCAAATGATATAACAATAACTATTGATAAATTTCTTGATAGTATTCAAAAATTATTAGGAACAAATATAAGGTATAATAATGAAATGTATAATTTAAAATATAATACTTATATTGTTGATCATGATAATACAGGACAAAAACTTGAAAATTTAGAAATTATTTATGAAAATGAAGATAAATTTAGAGAAGTAGATGAACATCCATATTTTAAAAGAAATGTTATAATTTATTCAACTAAAAAAGCTCATAAATACGAAATATTTTATGATGCACAAGATAAATTTTTATTAGGATATAGAGAAACAAATAAAGATTATATTAAAATAAATACTAAAAAAAATAAATTGAAGATAAATTATTCTTTAAAAAATATTTTAAATTTATTTGGTTTTACAAGAAAGGTTATTGATATTAAAGATTTTTATCCTGAAATATATGGAATGAGTATTGAATTATTTAGAGAAAAATTTAAAAATTTTGATATAACAAAATTACTTAATAAAATATCAAATAGAAGATTAGAAGTAATTAAAAATTTAGGTAATGAATTAAATAAATATATATACAGATTCAAAAATAATTATGATATTGAAAAAGATTTACAAGAAGATAATAAATATTCAGATAATACTATTTCTTCATTAGATTTAATTTATATTAATTATAAAAGAAAAATAGGTAATAATTTATCAATATCAAGTAAAGATAAAAAACATAGATTTTTAAAATATAATAATACATTATATAAATATCTTCCTTATCAGAATATTGTATTAACAAATAAAAATTTACAATTTGAAGAACTAGTTGCTGCAGAATTTGTAAGTAGACATGATTATAATTCAAATCTTGATTTAAGTTATATATTAATGGAATGTATTAGATTATTAGATTATAATACTAATAAACATATTAGAACTAATATTGCTCATTTTATTGTTGATATAATTATAGATATTTTTAATAAAACAAATTATGATGTATCTAAATTTAATTCTGATGTTAATTATTTTTATCAAATTTTATATACTTCTGAATTTTATTTAGAAACTCAAGCTACTGATGTTTTTATAGATACATTAGATTACTATAATGAACAAGATGAAGTAGAAATTGATAATTTTAAAACAATTAATGTTAAAAATGAAGAAAATGAAAAAGAAGATGATGATTATTTTAAAGATAATGAAGATACTGGTGAAGGAAATGATGTTATAAATACAGATGATATGGATGATGATGAAATAGAAAATGAAGAATTTGAAATAGATAATCAAGAAGATTATGAAGGAGTATATAGAAATTCTATAGTTGATGCATTAGGTGAATAAAATAATATGGTTTCTAAAATATATAATATTTTAGATGCTTTAAAATAAATATAATATCTTTTACTATTTTATATAATACATTATTATAAGTAATGATAATTGAATTTATTCTTGTTATATTAATTGTTGCCATTATAGGTAAAATATTTACAGAATCATATACAGAAAGTGAAAATACAGATACTTTTATTAATATTGGAACTCCATTTGCTAAAGGATTAAGTAAATATCAAACAGATGAAGATGAAACACCTTCAAGTCAAATTTTAAAACCTAATACAATGCCTAATCAAAATAAAGCTGCTATAGATTTGGAAAAAATATCAATAATATCTGATCAAATTGATAATAATAGAATTTATTCTCAAATTGTTAAAGATACTAAGAAAAGTTTAAAT